GTCTATAATGGACGACTTCAATGCTCTAGTAAATAAAATAGACATGACAATGTGGGTTCAATCTGACCCAGAATTATTACAATTATTTGAAACTATAAAAGCAGTCCAAGCTAGAGTTCAACAATTTACAGGAAGAAAATAATATGGCAGAAGACATACTTGCGGAACAGGAACCGGACATGGGTCTTACCATCAAAGGTACACCTAGAATTAGAAAGCCAAAAACAAAAAATGTTTATTTTACTTCTGAAACTGAAGAGGCCATTCTAAGGTATCGTTTAGCTCCAAATCAGGCCGTAGCAAATCAGATATATAACAAAGAGATTCACTATGCTTTCTATAAGTTAGCAGAGAACATTATTCATACATTTAAGTTTTACTACACAGAAGTAGATAATATTGAAGATCTCAAGTACGAAGTTATCTCTTTCTTGCTTCAAAAATTGCACCTTTACGATCAGTCAAAGGGCAAAGCATATTCCTATTTTGGTACCATAGCAAAGAGATATTTGATAATCTATAATCAAAAGAACTACAAGAAGATGGTTTCTAAGATACAAGTAGAAGAGATAGATAATGCTGATAAAACCCATGAAACTTTAGTTCTAGAGCCCGGTTCATCTGATGTAGACAGGGTTTCGGTAATAGATCAATTTATAAGGCATGTAGACGATAATTTAATCGAAATTTTTGAAAAAGAATCAGAGATGAAGGTTGCAGATGCGATTTTAGAAGTGTTTAAGAAGAGGGAAAATATAGATATCTTTAACAAAAAAGCCCTATTCATATACATAAAAGAGATGACCGACTGTCAATCCAATACCATTACAAAGGTAATCAAGAGACTCAAGGTCATATACAAAGAAGTGTTGGATCATCATATTGAAAATGTTGACCAGTAATATTTATTTATAAAAATCTTATGGAACTTGAAAAAGAAATCTTCCCTGGCAAGACTTTGGCGCATTTGGTGGAAGAGGTATACAATAAGCACAAGTCTCAGGACTCAACAATAAAATCAGAAATATTACGTTTGGCAGATATGATTGAGGGCCCTGGAGATGCTATTGTTTTGGTACCCATGATCAAGGGCTTATTAGATTCTAGTCTTAAAAATGACGAAGTTTTAATGAAAATACTTGCTGCTTTCCAAAAGTCTGCAGACGCCAAAGACAAGTCTGTTGAAGACGGAGGTCTTTTAAGCGAGAAAGATATAGAGCAATTAATGAGCGAAGTAACTTCTATAGGAAACGGAGTTAAACAATTACCCAAAGCATAATGGCATTCGATTTTTTTAATAACGCCCAAGAAACTGGAGAAGGTTCTCAAGGATTCTTTTATATAATAGGAAGAGTCAAGAGCATTGTAATGTCCGATTACATTGAGGGAACCAAACTACCAAACCCTAATTTTAAAAATTATGGAGATCTTGGCAAGATAAATTTTGAAATAGTATACTCAAGCCTAAGTTCCATTAGTAGCGATCAAGCCAATACGCCAGCATACCCATTTTTTAGTTTTCTAAATCAATATCCATTAGTTAATGAGATAGTCATAATATTTCCCGGACCAACTGAGGCATTAAATGATTCTTTTGAAAATAAGTCTCTATTTTATTTACCTCCGTTTAATCTTTGGAAATTTAGTCCTAATCATAGCGCGATGCCTAACATTGCCGAATGGAGTAAGCAATTACAAGACATAGGTAACAGACCTAATTATGTGCAAACTGATAATCAACAGATGCAATTATTTTTAGGAGAATATTTTAAAGAGAATAAGGTTAGAAAATTAAAGCCTTTCGAAGGAGACATAATAATAGAATCAAGATTTGGACAATCAGTAAGATTTGGAAATACCACACCTAAAGTAAAAAAATCAAACTATTGGTCAAATTCAGGAGCTCAAGGAAGTCCTATTACTATGATAGTAAATGGTCAAGGTCAACCTGATAATACGAAGGATCCATTTAGTCCTACTGTAGAAAATATAAACAAAGATAAGTCTTCCATATATTTAACTTACGATCAACAAATAGATATTACGGACTTAAACAATTTTAGTTTTAGATCTTTTGGAGGATTAAACGCTCAGTTTCAAGAAAAAACAAATAACGTTAGGATGTCTCAACAACCAATAATATCTAACGAAATAGTTGACGCAGAAACTCAAGATAAAAATTCAATAGGTTAGCAATGTTAGATAAATTAATATTTCCATACACCGGATCTCAAGCTATAATATCCTCAGATAGGGTAATGTTGCACGCTAAAAAAGATACTATAATTTTAGCTGGTAAAAGAGCCATATCTTTATGTTCAGCTGAAACTATAAATTTAGATGCTAACGAATCTATTAAAATAGACTGCGATAATATACAATTGGGTCATGAAGCAGAAGCGCTAGGCGAAAACGTCATTCTCGGTAGAACATTGGTTAGTCAGCTAAAGGCATTTTGCATATCTTTACAAGCCATAGGACAAGAGCTCTCAAGAGTTGCGGAAAGTAAAGACGCTATAGCAGCTTCAATGACTATTATAATGCATCAAGGAAATGAATTGGACGTGGCGGCTACCGATTTATTGAATTCTTTAGACTCGACTCTTTCTCAAAACACTTTTACTAGATAATCATGGGAAACGAAAATATAAACGTAGATTTAAACGAGCAGCTCATAAGATCCCAAACACCAGCAATTCTTTCTTCAAAAGTTGGAAGTCTTGGAGAGGGTTTAGAAAGAATACAATCTACCATATCTACGGCTACTATAGCAATAAAAAAAAAGGTATCTAGAATATTTTACGGAAAAACAAATCAAGGCGCTGTAGCAGATAAAAAAAAGGGAGCAAAAAAAATATTTCAAAATCCTTTAGATTTAGGACTATTAAAATTGCTAAATATAATAGCAACAATAGATTTTTGTGCAATATTTAGTTTCGCTGCAAATCAAATACCTGATAACTTACAAAAATTTGATCCTAATAAACAACCAGACGATAAATCTCCATTAGGTAAAAGCAAGTGGCAGATACAAAAATATGCTTACGATATACAAAAATATATCGATAATTTTATGGCCACGTATGCAGGATCTCAAACAGCCATTGATTTTATACCTTTTAACGAGGACACAAAAAGAGAATTAAATAATTTAATAGCACAAATAACTTCTTTATTAGAAGATTTGACTAATCCTAATGAAGACGCCTCTTTAGAAAATCCAGCATTTGTCGAAGCATTTCCTCAAGCAACTATTTTAAATAATTTTATAAGAAATGCAATAGGTTCTTTGAATAGGAAATTAGATTTAAGACAAATTAATAATGCTGAATTTCAAAATGCGATAAATACAATAAATAAAGTAAGACAAACTTGTATTACTGTACAAGCTATAAACGATCCTAAAACAGTCTTACAGCAATTAGATACATTTACGAAAGGTTCTATAAGCGAAGCGATAAGACAATTAGATCAATTAATAAATCCTTCTAGAATTGTAGGTTTTTTAAAATCTTTAATAGGTACAATAAAAATAATAGTTAAAACAGTTTCTACTATTGCTAATATTATTGGTCTTCTACAAACTGTTATAAAAGTATCTCTATTGCTATTAAAGATATTTTATAAACTTAGACTTTTTTTCTTTGGAATTCCAATACCACAAGTAGTAAATACTGTTGGAGGTCAAAATACAATATCTGCAACTTTACAAGACGTTGTTGTTAATAAAGGTCTTGTATACTTTTTGAGAAGACTATTGCAAATAAACGAATTATTGGGAATAATAAGAAGTCTTTGCATTTATATGGTAAATAATATAAACTTATTAATTCCTAAGTTACAATTAATAACAAGAAACTTAAATAGCTGTAATGACTGCCCAGGAGATTTAAAAAATGACTTCAATAATACTACAGAAGAGTTAATAAACTCTAGAGACTTTTTACAAAGTTTTATAGACAAATTTAATAACGCCAATGAAGTTAAAGATAGAACGTACGGTAACTATACAATACAGATAATAACTGAAGAGACTACTGACACTGCCCTAAGTATTAAAAGAAGGTACGGTATTGCTTTGGACTCTAATAAAATAAAGACCGTGCAATCAACAGCAACATTTGCCTCAGACGATAGCATTATAGTAAACGAAGTTAAGTTGCTATTAAGCGCCGGAGGCTTTGTAAACAAGTCCTTATCAGGTATGAGTTCCTCTGATATGGCCATAGTTTTAGAATCTATAAATTATTTGGGAGACGAGACTATAACTATAGATGATATAGACTTAACTAGTATTGCAGATACCACTATAGATCCTTCCGACAACGAAAATGAAGAAGTTGGACTAGGGTTGAATGCCTTTGTTAATAATCTTCCTGGCGGTAAGAAACTTAAAAAGCGTATAAGAAAGAGCATGGCTGACCACGCCAGATCTCTTGCTACTGACTTAAAAACTACGGATCCTAACAGCACTTATACAAAAAAAATAGTCTCTGAACAGAATTCTCAAGCGAATAAATTAGATATAGATAACTTAAAAAATGAAATAGTAGGTTGGAAAAAGGAAATAGCTTCGGCCGCTTTATTAGGCCCCATAGCTGCTGCAGTAGTTATAAAAGACAGGTCAGAAAAAATCAAATCTGCTGAAAGAAAGATAATTGAACTCCAAAGACAATCCTAACGTAAAAATAAACTCTTAAAAATTAATATTTATAAGATATGGCAAAAACAAATCAAGTAGACTTACTTAGAAGATTGATAAGGGAAGAGGTTGCAAAAGCGATCCGCCAAGAAATGCCTTCCATTTTGAAGGAGAATCAATCCTCAAGCTCTCCTAAAGAGGTTATAAAAGAATCTAAGAAGGCCAAACCAACATTCCCAGGCACACTAAACACACAACCAGTGCGTCCTAAGCCTAACTTCACTGGCAATCCTTTGGCAAATATATTAAACGAAACAGCTATGACAATGGGTGATATGGACGATATGTCTTTTAGCACCGAAAACATAGGACCTGATTCTATTGGAATAGATCCAACTAGTTTCTTTCAACCAAAACAAGTGGCTGTAGGAGACGTTAATGGTATGTTAGCAACAGCAAGACCAAGTTCTGACCCAAGTATGGTACAAATAAACGAAGTGCCTGACTTTACCGATTTGATGAGTAAATTAAAAGCTAAAGGCGCTATCTAATGGCATACGGATTAAAAAAAATATCACCCCTTGATTTAAGACCTTCTACAGGAATAGGAGTCAAAATACCTTTTTCTGCTGACATAGCATTTACTAGTGTGTACAGTACTAAAGAACAAACTAGATATAATCTAATAAATTTTCTTTTGACCGATAAAAGAGAAAGACCATTTAATCCAGGTTTTGGAGCAGGATTGAGATCTAGATTATTTGAGCAAATAACACAATCTAATTTAGACGACGTAAAAGAATCTATAAAATCTCAAATAGAGAACAACTTTCCAAATGTTTTGATATCTAATCTAAATGTTTATGGAGATCCTCAAATAGGGTCGATAACTATAAATTTCAGTTACACATTAAAAACTTCTAGAGAATCAGATTCAGTAGTTTTAGAAATACAAAACGCTTAAATATGCCCAATAGTAATATAGATATTAAATACTTAAATAAAAACTTTACCTCTTTCAAATCAGATTTGATAGATTATGCAAAGTCTTATTATCCTACTACGTACACTGATTTCAATCAAGCCAGTCCGGGTAGTATGTTCATTGAAATGGCGGCTTACGTTGGAGACGTTCTATCTTTCTATTTGGACAATCAATTACAAGAAACTTTTTTACAGTACGCTAAACAAAAAAATAACTTATATACTTTAGCTTATATGTTAGGCTATCGTCCTAAAGTAACAAGCGCCGCTATCGTGAACTTAGAAGTATATCAGCAAGTTCCTTCTATACTATCTGCTAGTCAATACTTACCCGATTTTTCTTATGCTTTTTGTGTAGAACAAGGAATGCAAGTAAAATCTAATGTGGATAGTTCTATTTACTTTTATTGTCCTCAAAAGGTAGATTTTAGGGTTTCTTCTTCTTTAGATCCTACTGAGGTTAGCGTATATACAGTAAGCGGCATGAATAATCCTAATAGCTTTTTGTTGAAGAAAAATACTCAAGCTATATCGGGTCAAATCAAAACGCAAACTTTTACTTTTGGTAATGCGGAAAGATTTCAAACAATAACGTTACAAGATTCTAATTTAATTAATATTATTAATGCAGTAGATTCTAATGGAAATACTTGGTACGAAGTGCCTTATTTGGCTCAAGATTATATTTTAAATCCGGTAGCTAACACCGCTATACAAGATGCGAATCAGGTTCCTTATATGATTCAAAAAATACAAACCAATAGAAGATTTGTTTCTAGATTTAAAAGTAACGAAACTTTAGAAATTGAGTTTGGTGCTGGTGTTAATTCAGCAGCAGATACCGCTGTAATACCTAATCCTAATTCCGTTAGTGTAGGTAATGCAAATGGAGGATTAAGCTTTTTATCAAGCTCTTTCGATCCGACTAACTTTGTTACTACACAAACTTATGGACTAGCTCCAAAAAATGTTAGTATTACTTTTACCTATTTAGTTGGAGGAGGAGCAACCAGCAATGTATTACAAGGCGAATTAACTTCAGTTGTTTCAAAAACTATAAGCGGCGCTAATACTACTTTTTCAAACACCTTAGTATCTAATAACACAGAGCCTGCTTCAGGCGGAGGAGACGGAGATTCAATAGACGACTTAAGATTAAATACGCAATTACAAT